TGGTCATCTGTGCCTGCATCCCAAGAGACGGGTGGGGGGAGACTGAGTGGTCGATTAGGGTCTTCATCCGGTACATAGACAGTTTTGAAACGTAGGATGAACATGTTTCGCCCAAGATCAATAGCTGGACTAAAATTGTTATCAACAAATACGTTACCGTTATTTGGTTGACGCCACGTGATTGTCAGACGGTCCAACTTGTCTATGCGCGAAGGAAAATCTTGGAGGATTCGATAATTTGCGTTATAAAATTCACCATTATTCACCACGTTTGATGAAGAGTAAATGTTTCCGAAAGCATATGTAGATGTCTTCACCGGGATGGTGGCAAATGACCCGTAAAAAGCGTTGGCAGTCGGGACGGTTTTCATGAGCGCATCGGCGATGAGATTCCTGGGGGTCCGGAGTTCGGCTATATCCAAAGTCAGATACTGCGAGCTGTACACGTTTGGCAACATTGCCGAGAGAACCTCCACCTTGGTGATGTTCTGGATGGGGGTCGTCAGGTACAGAGTATATGAATTTGAATTTGGAAAAAGAGTTTGATTCCTGTTATTGGAATCGACATAGACTGTGTAGTCCATCTAATATTTGCTGAGCATTTATTTACATGATTGGTAAACCCACACGATCAGGGTACAGGCACACGTTGGGTTTTGAGCAGGTGATGCGGAGCGTGAGACTTGTGCCTCCGAGAAATTCTACCTGAGAACCACTTGCGGTATACAAATTTACAGTAAATTTCTCAATTTGGCGGATTGGCTCGATGAATGGAACTTCAACGGGGAAGTAATTTCCAACTGTAAATATAGTTCGGTGTCCTGTGGTTACCACATCATCAAGAGGGACAAACACAAGTGAGGTTGCGAGCTGTCCCACATTAGAAAGGGCGACGAGAGATGATGCACCTTCCGTCGAGATGTTTCCAGCAACCTGAATTCCATATTGAATATTAGTTCTGTCATTAAACTTGGACTTGAGTTCCTCAATGTTCAGATAATAGCCCAGGGTCTGCACGGGTGCAAATGCATTCCCATGGAATGTAAGTGAAAGAAGCTCAGCCTTGATAACGTTTCGCAAAGGGATGTTCATGTAGCCGACGAAGCTCGCATTTGAGCTGGCACCGACTGAATCAACACGGATTGTGTACACCTCAGTGTCGCACATATTACTTTAATCTTCTATTTTTTTAGAGTCTACTTCTCCAGCAGAGAGCCACCGACGCCGCCGGCAATGGTATAGTCGCGCATCTGGTCACGGACCATGGAGGAGCCACCGCACAGCCCACCTGGGGTCAGACCCACGGTGTAGTAGTCAGAAGACTCCGAGGGACCTGGCACACAGTCCAAGCGATCCTTCAGGGAGAAGATGTCACCGTTCGTCTGGCGAGCGGCTGGTCCGGCATTCACCAGCAGGGGGGAGGGCTCGTAGCCACTCTTGCTACCCTGGACAACCAGAACCAGGATAGCCACGAGCAGACCAACGATGATGGCGTGGATGAGCATTTTTCCAAACTTAAGCTTCATTTGTATTTTGCAAATATTATTTTCGGGCGCGTTAAAGGCATCTGACATCATTTCTCTAAAAGTATTAGGATGGCTGACGTATCTTTTGAAACTAACGGGGGACAAACTATGAATTTAAATGATGAGGAGACTGCTCTGCTGGATGAAATTTCTATTCAGCCTGCTGAGAAGAGAATTCCTCTTAAATCCAAGCCTTCACGCCCAAGCCCTTTTGCAAAGCGTGCACCTGGGGTAAATCAGGGTCTTGCTCAAGATGATGGGCTGGACATGTTCATGAATCCTGGTAAGCGTACGGCGCCTGCAGCCCCAATTGTCGAGGAGTATGATGGTGGAGAGGAGGAGTACGAGGATGATCAACAGCAGGAGGGGGGTGGTAGTTATGGACCACAGGTTCCCTCTGAGGGATACAAGACGATCGAGGACGAGAAGGCTGACCTGCTGAACAAGATTTCCCGACTCTCCAAGAAGGGGGTTACAACCAGTGCCCGTCTGACTATTTATTCAGACATTGATGAGATTCGCACAGAGTACAAGCGGATGACGTACGGCATCGAGGTTGATCGCTCGGTCAAGTTTCAGCGTCGCATGCTGGTTGCTTGCGTGACGGGTCTGGAGTTTCTGAACGATAAGTTTGACCCGTTTGACCTGGAGCTGAATGGCTGGTCCCAAAATATGATGGAGAATGTCGATGATTATGACGGAGTCTTTGAGGAGCTTTATAACAAGTACAAGACCAAGGTAAATGTAGCACCTGAGGTGAAGCTATTGTTTATGGTTGGCGGTTCAGCTATGATGTTCCACTTGACCAACTCTATGTTCAAGGCGGCTGTGCCTAACGTCTCCCAAGTAATGAAGCAGAATCCCGACCTGATGCGTAACATGGTGGATGCCGTGCAGCGTAGCCAACCTCAGCAGTCTACTGGATTTGGCTCACCAGTCAATGACGGGGGGCGTCGCGACATGAAAGGACCGGGTATGGATTTCGGCTCTCTGATGAGCATGATGGGTCCTCCCCCAGCTATGATGACACGTCCAGGAAATCACGGGGGTGACGACGAGTCCGTGTCTGACATTGTGTCTATCGACGCAGGCGGTGACCCCGATACTCGTGAGGTTAACCTCAGCACAGACAAGAAGAAGCGCGGTCCCCGGACCAAGAAGAAGGAGGTTTCTATCTAAATAAATTATTTGTATTAAGTAATGGGATTGGCGTACGCGCCAATTAATGATGAGTTGTCACACAGACCACCTGTCTATAAACGGGAAATCCCGCCCATTCAAAAACCAGTTATGGATAACACGGAGTGTAATTACATCGTCATGTTTTTCGTAGCTGGGGTATTTTTAATGGGTTTCATAGATTCTCTGCGCAAGTAATATAAAGATGTCTACTCCAGCTCCCGCCCCAGCTCCTGTACCTGCACCAGCCCAGGAAGAAGGAGGTATGCCCGCGTGGGCAATTATTCTTTTGGTAATTTGTGTTATTATAGTTTTGATAGTTGGAATATCATGGGCATCAACTGGAAATCCATTTGCAATGGCTGAACTTTTCACTTTAATGTTACGGTAAGAACAAACATTTCCCAGTTTTAACAACAGGCTTTTCTTCACCGACTATTTCAAACCCACCCTCCCTATAAATCTTGAGTCGCTTGTTGTACATGCTAAAAAATACAGACCACTGGTCAGCAATATCAAAAATCAAAGGATCGTTCAATTTTCCTTTGGTTTCTCTCATAATACGCCCAATAGACTGCTTGATATCAGACCGCGGGGTCGCTAAGATGACCGTGTCAAGCACAGGAATGTCCAGACCCTCGTGAGCAAGTTGAAAGGTTGCAATGACCACCTGTTTCTTAGCAGATTCATTCAAATCGGACTCTTTCATTCCGCCTATATAGAGCCCAGCCAGGGAACTTTCAGTTCCCGTCGGACCGGAGGTCCTCTTAGAGCCTAACCGGTTAAGTAAGTCAAAGCAATGTTCACGCCTATCAGACAGTACAAGTACACGCCTATTTTCGTTCAGCGCTTCGTGAACCGTGTTGATGATGAGTATGTTCCGGTCCTCGAGTTCAGTCAAGAGGGTAGTCATACCAGCCATGTTAATCTTTCCAAAGCGCGTTACGGGCGGAGCCTCTTTGAAGGCATCACACGCGTATTTCAGTGTTCGAACCTTTGTAGTCCCTTGATTGACCCGCTCGACGCGGAAGAACTCGGGACCGAGAAACCAGTACAGGAGCCGTGTAAGTCCATCCTTCCGTTCTGGTGTAGCTGTAAGTCCAAGCGTAAACCTTGGACAAATTTTGAACATAAATTGTGAAAAGGCGGGAGCTCCTATGTGATGCGCCTCATCAACGATCAAGAGACCGACCGAGTCAAACACTTTAGATTCAAACTCACGCATACACATGGTTTGAATCAAAGCAATGACGAAATCCTTTTCGATATCGAACGTGTCACCCTGGACTCGCCCGATACTTGCACCTGGACAAAATTCCTTAATTTTATCGACCCATTGGTTTGCAAGAAACTCCTTATGGACCACAATCATGGTCCTGACTTTTAGTTGTGCCGACAGAGCCAAGGCGACCGTAGTTTTTCCGTAGCCGCACGGGAGTGAGAGAACCCCCCCGCCTTTTTCACGAAAGGCTTGAACTCCTGCATCGAGAGCTTCTGGTTGTCGCGTTGCTTCTCGCAATTTCCCGCCAAAATTGATCCCGTGAGCATCAGCAGGAGTACGGCGGGAGTCGGTGGTGGGCGCCCCGAACCGTTCGCAACCGTAATACTTTGGCACCAAAATGGAACCATCTTTGCCGACCCTAAACACCTTGAAGGAGGGTGATTGAATCCCCAGTGCATTCTCTATAGGTCTTACAGTGAGCTCCTTTTTAATATCAGATGAATTTTGAACTAAAATTGAAAATCCCTGACGGGTCAGAAACCCTTTAGGTTTCTCGACCGACATTTTTCTTGTACAATATAAGATGGCAACCTTTAACCCTTCAAACGGTTCCGTGTTTGGGACTGGACCTGATGGATACGGGTTTACATGGACCCCCCCTTTCACAAGTCAGGCGCAAATTGATAGTTACATGCAGGCACTTCAGGGTGTTTCAAGTTTAAGGAAAAAGGGATTTATGAACATTTCCGGTTCCGGAAATTTACCTCCAAGTACAACTATATCAGCAGTTGCTACAAGTAATGAGCTCCCGGCAGTTCAAGTATATAATATTGCCAATCCGCCTATATTTGCAGTTGTTTATACCGATTCTAATGGAGCATCTAATTTTTCTTATAAGAATGATCCAAGTAACCGCATTAAACTCGTTCAGGGTGGTTCGCGGATTGATCCTCTTGTTTCTGGAGCAAGCCCTTCCCCTGTGAGTGGATCGCCTATTACCACTGGCACCACAGAACAGACGAGTGTAGATACCGTGAAGCAGACGTACGCAACAAGTTCCACTCAAGAAAGTTCAGGAGGAGGTATTTTAGGACTCATATGCTGGTGTCTCTCATGTATGTCGAGTATAGGATTAATAGGTTTTATAGGATTTTTAGTATACATGGCACTTAAAAAATCCTAAATTTCTTTTATGGAATAGAGTACTTTGTATGGGATACAGTCCCACATTTTGGTTTCTATGTGAACCTCGACGGTAAGACCCAATTCCATTTCCTGAACGGTTTTATCTCCCAGAACTTTACACATGATTCGTCCGTAACGATACGGAACCTTGACTCGTCCAATTCCTTCAAGTTCAAGGTATTTTCGCCCGTCCCAGTCGTATAGGGCTCTCTGAATTTTTGTACGAGTCACCATGTCTATTCAAGTAAAAATCTTTTTATATTATAGAATGCCGGTTCAACAATGTCGCTACGAATATAGCGATGTTTATGAAGCGGATGTGGAAGTATGTGAAATGGTAGAAACAGCGGAAGAATCTGCGGCTAACTGGGCAGCCATTAATGAGGCAGAGGCAAGATACCAGGAAGCCGCGGAAGCAGCGTGGGGACCGGGTGGCGTACCACCATGCGCAGGACCAGGTCAACAGGGAGATCAGTGTTGTCCTGGGTTAACTTCAGTATGGCATCCAGGTGAGTATGACCCAGATTACCCAGATTGGGGTGCATATTATACTTGTGAACAACCTCCACCACCACCACCTCCCCCGCAAACATTCACTGGATATGTTTCTGGTCCTTTGGCTGTTAATGTAGCTGTAGGAGGGTGTCGAGGAAGCTCAGGATGGGTTGTTGGAAAACAAAGTGACTGCAATGATAGATATGATGCGGCAAGAGCCAAAACTGTACATGAATGGCGAGCCTATTATGTAGATGGTCCAGTACCCAATCAGTCACTGTGCCCTCAAATTGGAACCCTCGCAAACGCTCAGTGGGTAGATAATAATAACAAACCAGGTTTTGTAACTGGGGAATATGGTATAGGTGATAAAATTCGTTTACAATGTGCTTATTCAAGTATAACTAATCCGTTTGATACACGAGCTATAGATACATTCAAAGGACCAGAGACTACTGATTTGGCAACTATACAAAAAGCATGGTGTGATGCCAAAAACTACGCAGGTTTAAAAAACAATGGGGATTGTAGAACTTTTTATACAAATCGTCAAGACTATGATTTTCAATTAGTTTCTAGAATTCAAATAGAAAACCCAAATGGAGAATGGGCAACTAATCCCGATTATCTTCTAATTGTTACGCAAGTTGCGGCAGGGAGGTATTCTGCTGGGAGTTCTGTAGGGGGAAGAGATTTGGCACGAGGTATGATTAATAATTACTGTATGACACAAAATCGACAATGGCCGGATATTGAGAATATTAGGGTTATTATTAACATGTGGGCGCTTCAACCCTCGGATGTAGATGATGCTACCAGATTATTTGCGGCAGCAATTATAGAAGGTTATTGTAGAAGCAACCCTTCATCTTCCCACTGCGACTGTTTTAATGCCAACCAATTCGGTACAAACATATTTGATGCGTGCCGAGGCAACACCTCAACTGCATGCACAGATATTAACATAATCGCTCAATCTTTTGATGCTGCAGCCCCTATATTTGCACCTCAAATTAGAGCACTCAAGAATTATATAACTCCAAAATGTGCTGTCGGGGCGTGTGTGAGTGCAGCGACAAGCGCTATATCTCCATATCTCCCACCAACCAATTTAGCTGCACTCAAATGTGAATCAAATATAACTGTATGTCTTCAGAACGTCAAGGTGGGTGGAGATCTTAGAGCAGCAATTAATCAATCTTGTGCAACAAATCTTGCTATTGGAGGACCTGTTCCTCCAGATCCCACACCTTCAACAAACCAAGGTTTCCAGAATGTACAGGCTGTTCAAGCGAACGCAAATGCACCTGGCGGCGGTACACTCGCTGCCGTTTCATCCCCCGGAGTATCGAGTACACAGGTGACCACCACTGGAACTCCCGGGGGAGGTATCAATCAGAATATTACAAGTAATACACCTGTGGGAATAGCTTCATCGGGCGGACCCGTATCTTACACTTCACCTGCTCCAGAGCGGATAGAACAGGCGACCATGTCAACGACAGTACCATCAGATAATACACAAAAGTATGCATTAGCTGCTGGAGGTGGTCTTTTAGGACTTTCTTGCAGTTGTTTGTTTTTGATATTTATAATAGTAATTGCAATGTTGATGTTCGGAGGAGGGAATAGCAAGCCGGCGGCTCCACCCGTTATTCCTTTAGGAGCTTACGGGCTTTAATTTTACTTTTTAAACATCATGAATAAAAAGAAAGCACCGCCTGCACATGACATGAGTACGCAAAGTAAGCAAATAATACCTCCGACTACCCCGAAAGACTCGAACATACTGGCGAAACTCTCAAACGGACCCTTAGTTTTAGCAGTTCCTTTTTGATCTACAGTCGTAGAAGTTTTTGTTTCGCTGTCCGTACCTCCGAGTTGGTCAGCAATTTGAGTAACAATATTTGTAGCAAGTACATTTGCGCAAAAATTCTGATCTATACGAATAGGAGCCCTGCATTTTCTTATTTTTATAAATCCATCTTGCTGTCCCATAACCTCAGATGTCATAGAAGTATACGTCTCGTCCGTGAGTGTTTGGTTTACAATATTCTGAATATTCTGGGTCACGCTCGTGTTGGTGGCAGTTGATGCCTCGCCGCCAAATGTTGAGGAGGTTGCTTGCGCCTGTTGATTTGCGGCATTTGTGAGATCGTTTGTTATATGGCTACGAAGATCGGCGACTGTAGTTTTATCGAGACTTACACCCACTTGAGAAGTAATGTTAATTTTCTGAGTTATGTCAATTGGGCAGTTCTCACCCTGATCATCTATCTCTATACTTACAGATTGGCGAGCCATAACTGAGGAACTCGAACTCGAACTATTTTTTGTAATAAAGTTCGAGGTCGACGATACTAAAGAATTAAAAGTTGTGTCAAAACTTGTTGAAGCTTGTGCCCCATTACCACAAGGCCACAAGACATCACACATTAATATAGTTTAGCAAAAAAATTACTGGCAACAATAGTGCTTTCCACATCCGGCACTCACGGCATTTGGGTATGTCGAAGCCGTCTGTTGACAAGTTAGTTTATCTGGAAACATATAAGGGTCATTATTTGGTTTGAGTACACACATGCGCCCAGCTGGGACTGGAGTGGGTGTGCAAGGTTCAGGTGCCAGTGCATCAGCAAAGCTCTGACGCTTGAAAAGAAATACGGCAAACAGCACGAGAACGAGAGCTGCGATTATAAAGTCCTCCATTTATATCTTGTAAGATTATAAAATGAACAACTTGGTCATTTATGGTCTGATTGCTCTTCTCGTTATAGTCCTGCTTTACAAGGGCAGAAGCTACTTTGACAGCCCAGCACCAGCACCAGCACCAGCACCAGCTGCCGGTGCCCCAGCACCCCAGTGGAAGGCGACCATGATCATCAAGCAGGGTGACAATTGCCCAGATGCATCATGGACCAAGATTGGTGAGGTCATGTGTGCTAAATAGAGACATCAAGCGTAGTTTTAGTACAAATGAAGCTCATATTCTGTCTTCCCGGACAGACGTATTCCCGTGATTTTCTCCTGGCATGGACTGAACTGATGATGCAAGCGAGTGCACGTGGACACCAGATTATGGTGGCTCAGAACCTGAACCGTCAGTTGTGTGTATCGGGTGATCCCGAGAATGGTCCTTTCCAGGGTCAGGATTACGATGCCGTCATGTGGATCGGTCAGGATGTGGTTTTCAAGAGTGAGGATTTTTTCAAAATTCTGGAGAGTCCACACAACGTGACGGCAGGTATCTACATGACTGAGACGCTTCAGAACTTTGATGTTATTCGCAAGTTTTCACCAGATTTTCCAAAGGGCAAGTATCTTCGCCCCGACGATATCGTAGGCGCTGCTCAGTACGTACCAGTTGATTATACTGGAATGAACTGGATGCTGGTTCGCAAGGGTGTTTTCGAGAAGATTCCTTACCCTTACATCTGGTCTACTCAGATGGACAGTGAGGAGATGAATTTTTGCAAGACGGTCGATGAGCCTATTCACATTGATACCACGATTCGTATTGGAAATCAGAAGCGAATGATTATTTGAGACCAAACTCGATAACGAGTTCATCCAAGTCCCTGTAGTAACGGGCGAGGTCCTTTTTGAAACGTGCATCTTGTTTTGCACCCATTTTGACTAAATATGCTAAATTCGCCTTGCTGTACTTTGTTCGCGTCTGATTGTCTGTAGGTTTTCTAGGCATCTGTTTCTTTGCCTTTTTAGGTTCAGACGTTTCAACAGGACGCTTGTCGATATATGACAAGGCTTGCATCACCGTGTCTGCCAAGTCATCCTTTTTCTTGTGGGAATCAAAAAATTGAATCCAATCTGCATTCGTGGCACTATCAATAAACTTGCGCGCGCGTTCGATACTCGCTTTCTTCCTTTGAGCGTACTTTGCTTTTCCCGCGCCAGCCACGTCAGGAATCTTGTGGCGCGCATCCCAGATAACCACCTGCTTTTCCTTGACTAAAAAATAAGTGTGAAGGAGGTTTTCAATTCCCTTCATTCCACGGTTGCGATCGGGTTGTTTCTCGATCAGAACCGTTTGAGCCTCGAGAATCCACGGCTTTTCATTCAAGTGGCGCACCATACACTGAAAAATACCATCGACATGCATGGGTGGCACGCCCGACACGTCCCACCGTTGGATCCGTTTCGTCTTTTGATCTATGAGACACATTGCTAAATTCTTAATTCCACAGTCAATTGAGAGCAGGCTCATCTATTCTTAAAGACTTATCAGGTTTTTAAGTCAATGAGTACAGATTTACTCTGCTGGTGGTGCATGCACGGATTGCCACAGCGACCATGCATTCATCTACCTATCAAATATGATGACAGGCTCGACAGGTTCACATGTATGGGAAATTTCTGCTCGTGGCCGTGCTCCAAAGCGTTCGCGCTTGATATGAATACGTCTCGTTCAGGTGAAATCCAGATGTACCTCGCGCTGATGCGTAAAAAGGCATATGGGAAGAGTTTGCCCTGTTGGCCGGCACCTAAGCGATGGGCGCTCAAGTGTTTTGGTGGAACTATGAGTATCGAGGAATTCCGCAGTTATGGGGGATTCGTCGAACCTCCTATCGTACACTGGCCGCACGAAAAGCTGTACGTGCCTATTATAGGTGGGTCAGAAGTCAAGACAGCTGTTCAAAATTCAGGCGTTTCAAATACTGGTTCAAAAAAGAAACTCCATGATATCGAAAATTCAACAACTGAAACGAGCACATTGAAACTCAAGCGAAACAAACCGCTTCAGAGATCAGATTCAAAGCTTGAGAATATTTTGGGAATTACGAGGAAGGGTAAGGAGACCCCGCCGACGAGCTAAAAGTACCAGGTGCAGGTGAAGGTCCTGTAGCTGAAGGTGGCATGGTCATAGGCTGGGGAGCTGGTGAGCCGTATGTACTCATCGGTGAGGTGGTAGTAGATGATGGAGATGGTGTCATCTGCGACGATGCAGATGCTGGTCCAGGGACTTGTGCTGGAGACGAGAAACCTGCGGGGCTTGAAACACTTGATCCTGGGCTGGACATTGGACGCGACGCGGCGGGTCCTGGGGTCATCGTCTTCATACCGGGCATTGGTGTGAAATTTGGGTCCGGAAGTGACCCCTGAACAACGGTAGGCTTTCCTGTGTACTTCACGGGCTTATTGATAGAGTCCATGATACTCGGCACCTGTGGGAACTGAGCGAGTCCCACGGCGACGAGTGAATTATCAGCCGTTGCGATATCTGCCGGATCAAGGGGTGCCTGATAGTAAGAAACACGTGGCATCTTATTTACATTCGAGACTATAATCCAGGCAAATATTAACCCCAAAAGCAGTGACAAGAGCCACCTCATTATTATTAGTCGCGAAATTTTAATTTGTGTCTTTGTTTTTGGGTCGGTCTGGATTTCGGGGGACATGGGTCGGTACTCCTGTACCACGTGTCACCTATGTGCGCGCGCCACTGAATAGACATTCTATCGAGTGCTTTGCGACATAGAACACACGGAAAAGAGGTACCCAGGACCCCGCTAAACAGAGTCCTCTGAACAACAAAATCCCCGTATTTACGATGAATCCAGTGAGGAAATTTCGAAGGCGGAATACCCTGACGGGAACTTTGAACTACAAATTGTTTTATGAGTTTGCGCTCGGCGCAGCAATGACAATCACTTTGCACGTAGGGTCCATACGGGACACCGGGTCGTGGTACAAACCACGACCGGATACATCTGGTCTACCTAGAATACGCACTTTCCTTTTAAGTCGAACGGTGAAAAATTCGTGTCATGTCAGCGACTAGGGTCACGCGCCCAAAAGAAAGTCAAACTTACATACAGATGCAGCACGCATATCGCACCTACGCGGGTGGCAAGTTTGCCGAGTTGTTTGGAGAGGGGGTTATCGCACGCAATTGTGAGCGCTCAGTACTCAACTGGACATTCAAGAAATTCCCGAGAGATGATGCGGCGTGGGACAACAAGTATTTCAGGGCAACCTACAAGCAAAAGCTCGTCAATTTGCTCACTGAGTTCAAACGGGAAAAATCCAAGATGGTGGCGGTCTCGCTCATCACTGCAGGGGACGGCGGTGTCAAGGTGAAGCTCGATATCGTGCCTCAGCTCGTGTGCCGGCTTCAGCGCAAGGAGTTAGAGTCTACAAAACTGGCGTGGTATTCGCCAGAAGTTTTGGACCCCAACGGTCTTTACTCACAGGCAATGTTCAAGCGCAAGAAAAATGAGCTTGAGATGGAGACTGCTAATTCGAAGCGGGACGAGGACTACACGGGGATGTTCAAGTGCGGTAAATGCAAGTCGAAAAAGACGACCTACTATCAGATGCAGACCAGGAGCGCGGATGAGCCCATGACGACATATGTGACTTGCTTGGGGTGCAGCAACCGCTGGAAGTGCTAGTGTAAAAAAAATATTCGCCAATATTACAAATGTCCCTTTCCCGCTACATCGGTCAGAAGAATGTCCTCGGTCACGCACTCACCGCCACTGAGGTGAAGACCCTCCACATGGTGGAGCCAGGTGTGATGCACTACAAGCTGCGCTCCAAGGGCGGCAAGTTTGTTACCCGTGTCTTTAAGCCAGCTGCCACCCCAGTCATGGTGGCTGAGCTGCAGAAGAAGGTGCGCAAGGTTCGCAAGAACTTTGGCACCAAGCGCGGTCCCCGTGCAAAGCTCAGCCCCATCGGTCTGGCTGGCATGAAGATCATGCTGCCCCGTGGTCGCCCACGGAAGGTGCGCCGTCACATTGTGACCCCAGGCAGCGCCATCGGTCTGGCTGGCATGAAGATCATGCTTGCCCGCAAGAAGCGGTCCGACGCTGGCAAGAGCCGCAAGGTGAGCCCCATCGGTCTGGCTGGCATGAAGATCATGCTGCCCCGCGGTCGCCCACGCAAGGTGGTGCGCCACATCGTGACCCCAGGCAGCGCTATCGGTCTGGCTGGCATGAAGATCATCCCCGCCCGCAAGAAGCGCAGCAACGCCGGCAAGGCTCGCAAGGTGCGCGCCGCTGGTCCAGGACCAGTCATGCGCCGCTACCTGGCAACCATGGCACGCAAGGAGAAACTGTCCAAGAAGCGCGCCGCCAAGAGCCCATTCGCCAAGCTGATGGCATCTCTGAATTAAATTGTTACTATTTAGTAACAATGAACTGGAACCTCCCGAACCCCCACCTGCGCAAGACCCGCAGCAATTTCGGTAAGAAGCGCGGACCCCGTGTGCAGCGTCTGGTCAGCCCAGGAGCTCTGGGTATCAAGTCTCTGTTCAAGCACATCAAGGCTGGACCCAAGGTGAGCACCCGCGGCATCGCAGTGCCAACCGGGTTCCTGAACACCAAGCGCCGCGTCATTCTGATGACCGGTCAGGGCAAGTATATTTCTAAGACTGCCAAGGGCGGCGCAGTGTACAACCCCAAGGCAAAGTTCCACAAGAGCCCAGGCGGTACCGAGCGTTCTACCAAGTACCTGAAGAACCTCATGGACATTCCCCTGGCTATCCGTCCCAAGTTTAACCGCAAGGAGCGCTCCAATATCCTGAAGAAGCGCGCCCCATACGCCGCCCGCGTGCGCGGTGTGCGCGTGCTGCCCGTCAAGCGCGCAGGCTACCTGACTGAGCTGTTCGAGGGATACCCCGCCAAGCGCGGTCGCGGACGTCCCCGCAAGGTGCGCACCCCAGGACCCGGACCAGTCATGCGCCGTTTCCTGGCAACCCGTGCACGCAAGGCTAAGCTGTCCAAGAAGAGCCCATTTGCCAAGCTGATGGCATCCCTGAACTAAGCGCGTAAATATACTTAAAAACATTTAAACTGTCCAAGACATATGACCTCACCAGGGTCACTTGTCCGGGTATGGACAGACGTGGGAGCTCGCAAACCAGTCCCACTTCTGGCTAAAGTTGTTGAAAAGGATGGAATTATTTTGGTTATTAGATATTTATCTGAAAACAAAGAGGATGGAATTTGGCGCTACGAGGATGATACTTATGAAGTGGAGGATTGCCCCGAGTCCATTGCCGAATATCTCAAGACTGATGATGAAGAGAATATCGGATTTAAACTGGTCGATGATGGATTTGTAAAAATGGAGTCAGACGATGATTATGTCCCAGATTCAGACGAGGAGAATGAAGAGTCTGATGAGGAAACTGATGAGGAAACTGATGAGGATGATTTTGAAGACGAGGATGATGATGAAGAGGATGAAGATGGGTCCGAGTCAGAAGATTCTCTTGATGAATAGTAAATGCAACAGAACATCGCTCTTTGGATTCTTGTCCTCTTAGTCATTTGGTTCATGTTTTTCCGTAAAAAATCAGATTACTGTGGTGCGTGCGGCGGGTCTATTGCTTGACTTAAAAACTAAAAGTATATATTAATAAATGTCCATAACCAGTAAATTTATCCAGGCGTTTGATTCTATGAACAAGGAGCATGTCGAATGGCTATCTCATATGATTGACCTGGCTGAGTCGCTGAACGACCCGGAAGCTCGTATTAAGCTCGTGAATGAGATTAATATGAACCCCATGAAGATTGTGCTCGAGCAACGCGATGCTCTTGACTGGGCGCATATTCACTTTTGTTTGTGCGGAGTCTATTCCAAGGCGGTTCTGAGAAAAAAGGCGTTTATTCCTGCCTAAAAAATTAAATTTTTAAAACAGAATGGGATACGTATTCACACACGATTATTTCGGAACATCTGAAATTAAGGTATCACTGGATGAAAATGCTGATAAATCTGCAAAGTGGAAAATGTTAGAAATTGGGTCATTTGAAGGTTCGTCTGCAGTTTATTTTTCAGATAATATGCTGGATCATTCTGAAGCAGAATTGACATGCGTAGACCCTTTCCTGTCAAGTGACCCAACCACACCCTTTTCTATGGGTGGAAATGATACTTTGCACTTATTTATAAATAATATATCAAAAAGTAAGAATTTCCAAAAGATTATATTCCATAGAATGTTTTCTTCTGAATTTTATAATAAAAATACTAAAAAATTCAATTTCATATATGTGGATGGGAGTCACCTGATTGAGGATATAAAGAATGATTTTAACGAGTGTTTAAAGATAATAGAATTAGGTGGTTTTCTTGCGTTTGATGATTATTTATGGGGTGACGGCTCTATCAAAAAGTGTATAGACGAATTATATGAAGCTAATAAACATAGATTACAGATCCTAGGACATGGGTACCAGATTCTTTTCCAGTATATACAGTAGATGGAAACTTGGAAAAAAGGTGTTTTAGTTTTATTAGCCCTTTGTGTTTTTTTGTGGATTTATAACCCTTGTAGTCTTTTTAGCAGGAGGATTCTATGTCGCGAATAATCCTGATGTAATCGGTGCAACTCTTTCCCCAGTTCCTTC